ACCAATAGGTCTCACGACACCAGAAGGCTTATATGAAGATCTTGGATCTCCTGTAACGCTCGTTTTTTGAGGACTTTTAAAACTTTTTGATTTATCCTTTTCCTTATCGTCGTCTTCTTTTATGATAAATTGCTCTTTTTGCGTATTGACCTCTGTGACACTGAAAGAGTTCTTTTCTTTAACGACGCGCCATGTAGATTTTAAATTGCCAGTACCTGAATGGATAATAACAGATTTAGCAGTAGGATTTTTTGAAAAATATTCCTTTATTTTTCTTCGCAATAGATCCTTTTTTACAATGTTTTTATTATCCATCTAAAAATCCTCTTATCTTTTTATCGTCTCATTAAGAATTTTTTGTCTTTGCTCTCTTAGTTTCGTCCATTCTTGATCTTGCGAGGTCTTATTTTTTCCAGCGTCAACAAATTTTGAATAATCTTTCATTAATCCCATACTTTCCAAAACATGTTCTGGAACTAGCTCTGGTTTCGTATCAGAATTATCAGTATCATCTAAAATAGGATTATTGCTACTCATTGTGTCCTTATAGATATCTTTCCACATATCATTGCCGCCTACTAACTTTTCTATAATTATCTTCTTTTTGTCTGGAGTTAGCTTTTCTTTTGATTTTTGGTCCTCTTCGGCCATAACGGTATCTCTTACAGAGAGTCTAGGCGTTAAATTAGGATTTGGTATTTTTTTAGAAACAACATTTTCTACCATTGTCTGTAGTTTCATTTCCGCCAAAACTTCAATTAAACATTCTCTCACATATGGCTTAAGCAATTTTTTTAAATCTTCTTTATGGAGTTTCATTAAAATGTCCCACTTGATAAACGATAGTATTTCTCGGCGGCGCTAACATATATTGCAGCAAATCCAAGATCAGACACATAAACAATTGAACCTGTAGGAGGAGCTGTTGGCAATGTTGCGCTTGTATACGTTCCAGCCAAAAGTAATCCACCTGAAACTTGGACAATAGAACCTGCACTGCTACTTAAGATGAGGTGACTATTTACTGCTCTAATATGATAGCCTTTATCTGAATTTGCAAAATCTTGAGATGCTGATAAAGCAACAACTGAGCCAAGGGTAGAACTCAATATAAGGTGGCCAGTTCTTGAAGTTACGCTATAAGCATATCCTTCTTTTGAAAAATCCAATCCACCAGATAACAAAACAGTTGCAATATCCAAAGAACTGGTAACAAAAACATAGTTTGTATTTGAATCTCTACTATTAATTCTATGATAATTAGCTCTATGTAATACACCGCCGCCTCCTGTACTATTCTCTAATAATACGAGTGCACCATTTCCAGTATTTGTTAAGGTGGTTGATCCACCAGCTGTAACTTGTGTAAAATTTTGACCAATTCTAAGTGTTGCACCATTAGTTCCACCAAGAATCAATTCAACACCAGCTGGCCCCAATTTACCAAAATTAAAAGTTGAGCCACTAAAAGTAATAGCTGACCCAGCTGATGAACTTAAAATGAGATGTGAATTATTTGCTGTGATATGTGCATCGTCTGATGGTGCATCAACAGGAAAATATAGATTGCTACTGAGAGCGATGATTGATCCAACAGTAGAACTTAAAATCAGGTGACTATTGACAGAGCATAAATGATATGCTTTGTTATTGTTGTCTAGTTGAATAAAGTCTAAAGATCCAGAAATCCTTGCTGTTATTCCTGTTGCTGAGGCGGATAATATTCCTATACCATCTTGACCACCTGCTATAAAAACTATATCATTTGCACCTGCTCTTCCTATTCCAGTATCTGGATCAGATCTATCAGGAATTAATGTCGGCACCAATTTGTCAGCAGCAACGTTTTTTATAATCGGGCCGCCAGCATTTCCTGCCACAATATCACCAGCGCCGCTAAGATCATTTTGTAATAGATTTATAGAACTACTAAATACAATTTTAGAACCAACACTAGAACTTAATATAAGATGACTATTTACTGCTCTAATATGATATGTCTTATCGGTTTGCGGGAAATCAAGTGAGCCCGAAGCTGCAATTACAGAGCCAACAGAGCTGCTTAATATGAGGTTGCTGTTTAAATCATAAATTTGTCCGCCGACAACGACATTGCCAGAAAGAACAGAATCTCCTTTAACAAGAAAATCTTGTTCAGCTGTTAAATTTCCGCTTATATAAACATAAGATCCAGCTGAAGATGATAATACAAGATCTGCATTGACGGCGCGGATATGATAAGAACTTTCTGGAACGAGCCCGAGATCTAAAGAAGCAGATACATGAATGACGTTGGCAGATGAAGATAATATGAGTTTTCCTGCGCCTGTTTTAATGGAGCCATCTGCACCATCGTGACCTGTTGTAACAGTATTAGGAACACCTACTGTTGGATAAGGTCCTGTATGAAAGGTAAATGACATTATGCAATCTGCCTAATCCACGCATAAAATGAACCAGTAGCAGTCGCAGATATAAATGTACTACCTGAAATGTTGGTATTTGCTTTAGCTGAAATAGTTAACGTGTTCATGTCACGTAGTGTATTATCGGCAGTGAGGTGATTACTTTCAGCACCACCATCTAAATCGGCTCCCCACGCATATCTACTTGTTGCAACACCACCAACTGATGTGTGTTCCCATAAAACAGACACGTTACCACTTGTATAGTCTGTAACCTCGTGTGTACTGCCGATCTCAAATATTCCATCAGCTGTTGGTGTATAGGTTACAATTACTATACCACTCGTTGATGTTGAAACTGTTCCATAAGCCACGATAGGTGATAGGCCAACCCCAGCTGTAGCTATTCCGTTATATTTTGATAGTGAGCCACCAATATCTAAATTGCCTGATACTTTGACAACAGAACCCGTACTTGAAGATAATATAAGATGGCTGTTTACTGCTCGAATATGATAGTCTTTGTCTGAATTGACAAAATCTTGAGATGCTGACAAAGCTACAACAGATGTTGACGATGAAGATAGGACCAGTGCACCAGCACTGTGATAAACTGCTTTAGTGACATTTAATAGACCTGTACCAGTACCAACTTGGTCAATAAAAACACCAGCAGACCTAAGAAACATAGCTCCACTATCAGCATTGATAAACGCTGAGGTACCGTTATGACTAATACTTAATGTGTCTGATGGCCCATTAGTTTCGCCAATTGAAATAGTCCCACTGACTCTAACTTTAGAACCAGCTGAAGAGCTTAAAATAAGATCGGAATTGACAGCTCTGATATGATATGGCTTATCTGCGTTTACGTAATCTTTAGATGCAGATAGAGCAACAACAGAGCCAACAGAGCTGCTTAATATGAGATGTCCTTTATCGTTGACAACATTATATGCCAATCCTTCCTGTGAAAAATTCAATCCACCAGACAATAGAACACCTGCTATACCATTTGTTCCACTGACAAACAGATAATTAACAGTACCAGCACGATTTGATATTCTATGGTAATTTGCTTTTGATTGTATACCGCCACCACCTGCACTGTTTTCAAACAGCGTAAGCGCACCATTGCCAGCAGATGTAATTGTTGTTGATCCACCAGAAGTTAACCATTGGCCATTAGGACCCATTTGCAATGTAGCGCCATCAGCAGGAAGCTTTAATTGTGATCCGCTTATGACAATGACAGAGCCAGCGCTGGAACTTAAGATAAGATGAGAATTAACAGCACGAATATGATAGGCTGTATCTGAATTTGCAAAATCTTGAGAGGCTGATAAAGCAATGATTGAACCAACAGAAGATGACAGAATAAGATGCGATTCTTTGGCTGTGATTTTAACTTGACCAGGCAAATTGCCAGAAAGCACAAGCTCACCAGAACCAGATATGAACATTGTTTTTTGACCAGCGCCTGCTGCACCAAGCCAAAAATCAATCTGTGAAGCTATTGATGATCCTATGCCTGTTCCAGTATTGGTCCTGTGCGGAAGAATGTTTGGAGCGGTTGTTGAATTATTGAATATAAGTGTTGGATAACCAGATGCAAGATTTGCTTCTGCACTGAACATCTGTGTGCCAGCCGTAATGCCCTTAAAATGAAATGCACCAGAGACCGCAATTACAGAACCAACAGAAGAACTTAAAATTAGATGAGAATTAACTGCCCTTATATGATAATTCTTATCTGTGTTTGTAAAATCAATAGACCCTGAAGCAGCGATAATACTTCCTACGGCTGAACTTAAAATAAGATTTGAATTTAGGTCATAGATTTGTCCACCAACTACGACATTGCCAGAAAGAACAGAATCACCCTTTACAAGAAGTGATGATGACACGTAGACGTTATCAAATACATTTTCACCAGAGCCACCACCAGATCCAAGAACTATTTCATTTCCGTCTGCGTCCTTATAATAAAGATCATTTGATGACGATAGGATATAAAGATGTCCTGCACCTGCGGCGGTGTCAGGAGGTGATCCTATGCCACGAATAACAACCGTCTTGTAGCTTGATACAGGAACTTGTGCTACGGGATAAAAATAACTTCCAGATAATGGCATTTATTATAATTCTCTGTTACTGCGACCCTTTCAATATTTCATTTACGACGCGGTTTACGCGATCAATTTTTGGAACAAGTTTTCTAATATCAACCATATCAATCTGCTTGCTTTCGTGAAGCCATGCATTTTGGGTACTAGGTTCACTAACGAGATCAAACGCAACAAGCAAAAGTGATTCATCAACTTGATCATAGCCTTCGTTGGTTTTCGCTGTCTCGCCAATACAACGTGAAGATATGCCAATTTTAACACCAGCTTCCATAAGATTTTGAATAATTTTACCCTTTGGTGTATTCAAAATTTCAACAACACCTACGACATCATTTCCAGACCAGCCAATTTCACGAATAACATGCGAAACATTACTTAAGGAAACAATAGAAGAGTCAGGATGGTCACATTCACCTGTAGCTCTGCCTTCTGCGACGGCCTTCTGGTAATTGTTAACTTCTCTTTCAAGAATGGATTTTGGATAAATTCTATGATTTTGATTCACAGCATCAGCCCTTTGTAAAATGGCCTTAAGAACAATAGGGACCTTTTTATCTATAGATTCTTTAACAACATTTTTGTCGTATTTTAAGTCTATATACTCTCTTATTACTTTAGCCATTTTAGAACCTCTTTGTAGTTCTTATGTCATATTTAAAATTATTTATCAAAATATTCTTTAAGATCTAGGGTCTTGATCCAGTCAATTTCCTTGCTTAGCTCCGCATCTCCCCAGCCTTTGGGTAATTCTTTTGCTTTTACCTTCTTAACATCCTTAATTTTGCCAAATTCTTCCTGAATATATTCCTTAATTTCATCAACAGTTAACCTTCTATTGTCAACTCTCTTCGTTGGAAGTTCAACTTCACTAAGTTTGCCAAAAGCTAAGCTTTTTGCAATTGTCTTAAAATTTTCACTCATTTTCTTATCTAGCTCCTCTGTTCTGCCCCTTTAAAAGATATTTTAACAATGCCACTTCTAAAGGCCCCATACTATCTACTGTCTTTGTTATTTTTTCTTGCATATTTTTTAAATAGTTATCTCGATTCTTTGTTGCCTCAACTACGTCGTGCATATTATCTAAAACCGTTTCCTGTATGTGCATAGTTTCAGCACGAAGAAGCTTGCTTTCATCTGTCCCCATTGAATTGAGAGTACGGCGGGTTTCTTCTGGGAAAAGGATCAATGGTCTTCCGTTTTCTAATTTCACAGCAAAAGGAAGTCTTTTGCCGCTTTCGTTCATGTTGACATCAAAACTCATAACCACATCACCATTTTCATCTTGATCAACACCCTTCTTATCAACAGAAAAAGCTCCTGTTTCTCCTAGGAGTCCAGCAATAGAATTCACGGCAGAACCTAATACTTTTGCTTCAGTTTTAGCAATAGAATTAAGCACCAATTTTAATTTTGGATCAGACATAACCGTTTCTTGAGAAAGCCTAGAAATGAATCTTTCCCACATCATAGATTCTTCAGAAATTGATGGTTGTTGAAAAACATAAGAGATCATACTAGCTTCTTTTAATACCGACGCAAAAACGTCCTTAACCTGTCTCAAAATTTGTTCCTTGCTAACGCGAGGTTTTGGGGCTTTCTTAGCGTGAGGTGCAGTATGAGGCTTTGGAGCTGTATGGGCCTTCTTGGCTTTAAATTTTTTTGCACTGTGAGATTTTCGTTCTTGTTTGGCTTGCTTTCTAAGCATTCTTTGTTTTTCCCAAGCCTTTTCTCGGGAATCATAAGATCCACGTCTCGCACCTGTCTTGTCATCAACAACTACCCAACGATTACCAATTTTTTGGACAACTTCACTAATATCCTGATTGTTTAGAGCAGACAACGTAACAAGATTTTCAAAATTCTTTGATTCATCATATGGCTTGCTAGGATTAGTCATTTTTTTTCTACGAAAAATACGTAAACCAATAGGAGACTGAAAACCTTTTATGTTTCCAGCTACAGAAGATTCTTTTTTAAATCTTTGTTTTAGCGGCTGCGGACCTGAAGACCATGGTCCGATAAGTTGTGCATTTGGTCCATACTTTGGAAGAAGTTGTTTAGCTTTATCCAACGATAATCTATCAGCAACAGTTTTTGGACCAACTTTTATAGTATACAAATCCATTATAACTTGACCTCTTAACTGTCCAGCTCTTCTATTAATCGCATATATTGCAAAACTTCTAATATTTTTTGTTCCGTAATGTTTTCCAAAGAAAAAGAATAGAATTTTTTGCGACATTCAGAAATTTTATTCATAAGATCAGAGTCTTTATTGATGGATTCATCCCTTATAATTAAAAGACTATTTTTAATTCTATCAACTTCTTTTAAAATAAATTCTTTCAATGGATCTTGTCTGTTAGAGATTAAATATACTGCGTACTTTGTAAGCAATCTTTTCTGAGACTCGTTTAATTTTCCTTCGTATTTATTATGGAATCTTTTCATTAAGAAATTATAAACAGCATTGCTATAATTTGGGTTTATTTTCAAAGGATCATCCTTTGGTTTATTCTCTTTTGTTAAATAATCACAAACACTTTCTTCAATTTTTACTCTATCTGCAACACTTAAACTTTTTTTCTTGTTTCTCGCCTCGTTTAATAGTGTTTGCACGGAGGCATATATTGTGTAGTTTGGAATCTTATAATCATAAAAAGATTCTTGATTAAATGTATAGTTTATGTCCTTTATTAGCCTGCTTTTCTGCTCGTCCAAAGCCCTAGAGTTCATAGTAGAAGAAGTATTACATATAGAATCTATGATTTTTTGAGCGGAATCTCTACTCTTTACATTTGTCTTGAGAACCGCACTAAATAAATCTAATTCTTGGCGCAATGGACAACCTTCAGCAAAATACTTCTTAGATATAGCAACAGTTTTTTGGGCATCGACCTTTTTGCCTTCAACAAGGCATCTAGAAATGTGATATACAAGCATCTCATATACAAGACCTGAATTGCGCTTCTTGTTTGTCCTAAAATTCTTACTTAATTTGCCCATTAAAGGATATTCCCCTTTTTATTTAATAAATATAAAAAATTATCCTAAAACTACCTTTTTCGTCTTTTTATCGTGCGAGGCTTTTAATTCGTCCACTTTAGCTAAATCTTCCGCAAATTTCTTTAATTGAACAGCACGGGCTTTAAAAAGCTGTTCTTCAGCATCATAATCCTCTCCAAATGGTACCTTTACTCCTCTTGTTAACTCACTATAATTTCTTTTTGGATCCATGGATGTCTTTTTGTAGTTAAATGCATAATTGTGAAGATTCGGAAATGTTCCTCGTTCTAGACCAGCTTTTTTAACCTTTACAAGTTCATTTGGTGCTCCAATCTGCTTATTTGGATCTTTAGCTGCCGTATCTAAACCAGCAGGTTCAACTGGAGGCGTCCCTTCTTCACCAGGGGCAGGAGGAAGTCCAGCTTCGGGAGCTTGTTCTTCTGGTGGAATCTCGGTCTCTGGTGGAATGTTAGGAGCTTGGATAGATTCAATTTCTAAATCAAGCAACCTATCCTTTCTCTTGCCTTCTTCAATGCCAGCGATTTCTTCGTCGGAAAGCCTAAAGAGCTTAGAATAAACAAAATATTTATCAAACATTCCTTCCTGAGCGATGGATGAAACTTCAAATTTAGTTCTCCAAAGCTCCAATCGTTGCATTTCAGCAATTGTTGAAGGATTTGCCATTGAAATTTCAAAATTAACAACATCTTCACCTTTAAAGCCCATAGAATAAAGATGAATAATGGCAATTTTGTTTAATTCTTGGATAAAGATTCTTTGAATATGTTGAATTGTTCTAGCAAAACGTACATCTTCTTGCGAGAGGGTAGATTTGGCATTAATATCACCTTCGTAGCCAAGATAGCTCTTTGGAACCTTTAGAGCTGCAAAAAGCTTATTTTGGATATAAATAAGATCATCAATATCGCCAGTAAACTGGCCACCAGCTAGTGTATCAATTGTTGTACCATCGCCTTCACCACGGACTGGTATAAAATAATCTTCGTCCGTTGACATTGGGTTGTATCTTAAATCAACTCTTCCAGTGGTTGTATCAACAATTTGATTCCTTTTTAGTTGCGTTTTTGCTTTTTCCATATAAGCAGGTACGTCTTGAGGTGCAATATTACCCACACCAATTTTAAAAACTCTTCGTTCTGGAGATCGCACAATACGATAAACCATAATTGCATCTTCCATCAAAATGAGTTGTCTCCAAACTCTACGAGCAGGTTCTAAAATAGAGCTGCCATAAGGAAGAAAATTATCATTAGCAAGAAGTCTAAAATGAATAACTTGCCATCTTTCTAACACTCTATTTCCTTGCGTAATCCAACGATATCTATATGCCATAGGATCATTTTTATCATAGCCTTCTTCTCGTTCAATTTCATTAACGGGCATGGGGAGAACATTAAGAACACCATAATCAGGATGGTGGTCTACAAGCAAAAATTGATCACCATATTTACAAAGATTGCGAACCCAACTAAATGCATTAAATTCTATATTTAATACATCATAAAAAAGAACATTTAATGCTTCTCTAATTTGAACATTTGAAGAATCAATTTTTAAAATCTCACCATGTTCACCCTTAGAACAAACTTCTTCAGCATAAAGATTCATCGCAGAATTAATTTCTGCCATTGATTCCATTTCATTGTAGTCTGAATATCTAGCTAATCTATTGTACTGACCATATGAAGCAAGAGCGCTAGTATATGCATTATTTACGTGTCTTAAAAATGCACGAGCAGTACCAACAGGAACACCGACTTCGCCAGGAGCAGCAATTTTATTTGCTACCCTATGTTTAATAAGAGGACCAGACTTAAAAAGTTTATTTAAGTCATCATAATATTTTTTTAAATCAACTTTGTCAGCCATTTATTGTTTCCTTATCCACTCGTGAGGAGCCAATTCAGGTCCATTTCGCTTCCGTCTGCCAATCGTATTTTATTCTGTTCCTGCATGTGTTCAACAACGCGGCCACGACTGTGTATACCTGCTTGATTAAAATTAAAATCTGAAAAGTTTTTTGTTTTACCATTAGAAACAGACAAACCATTAATCATAGCTTTTGTCATTTCGTCACTTCTATAAGTATACATAAAGCCTTCCTCTCGCACCCAAAATCCACCTGCCATAGCCATAACTAGGTCGTCATTATATCCTCGCATAGCTTCTGGTCTATTATCGTCAGTAATAATAAAGGTTTTAAACTCTTCTAAAAGCCTTGGAGAGTGTATTTCAATATCGCCCATACGAACATATTGTTCAAGTTTCGCCAACATTGGCAATCGGTTGGCAGAAGTAACTGAATATCCAGGAAGATAATCGTTTCTTGTTGCCGCATAATATGGATCTACAGGTGTTGCATCTTTTTCCTTTGATTTTCTTCTTCTGGAATAATACAAAAAAGGATGTTGGGCTTCTTCAATCTTCAATATTGTCTGCCCAGACCATCCAGAATTGTTTTCTGGAGCTAGTGTAGCATTATTATAAAATTGGGAAACGGAAATTAATAAAGTGCCCAATTGATCTGGTCTTATTTTTCCTTTATACTCGGCGACTTGTCTAATCGGGCAAACATCTAATCTCAAAACATGAAACGCAGAATAGTCCCTTGAATCACCTCTAGATACATCGCAAGGAATCAAATATGTGCCAACTTTTTGAGGTTCTTCCCAAATCCACACATTTCTGTCGGTATTAAAAAATCTTTTTGGTTCAGATACAAATGTTTCTAGTTTTGCTATATCTTCATGATAAATAAATGTATCTCCAGATGCATTAAAGTTGCAATTATATTCCTGTGCGATGTCTCTCGGTGATTTGTCCCTCGTTTCCGTGGCAAACCAAACTTCATCATAGTCTGGTCTGACCCACCACATAAATCTATCATCATAAACTTCGTTTGGATTTCTTGGATTTGTGTAAGTTCCAAACTTACAATTAAAACCATTTTCTCCTAGTTTTGCACTCTCATAAATTTTATGAAATTCATTTCCAGTACCTTTAGGAGAACTCATCAAAACAATAGAACCACCAGTAGAAACAGTAGGAGAAAGACCTGTCCAAATTTCATCAAAATCTTCAATAATAGCACATTCGTCTACGACCAGAAGTGAAAGTGCAGAAGAACGACCTACATCTTTAGATTTAGAAACAGAAGTAACTCTAGAGCCATTCTCTAACTCAATTGAATGTCTGTTGTCTAGTTTTATTCTTCCTACGTCTATCATCCATTTTGGAATATATTTAAAAATATTTCTTATAATTCTAATTACACCCTTAGATGTATCCAGTTTTGTAGAAACGATAAGAACGTCTTTATCTCTGTGAAAAAGAATTAACCAAGAAATATATGCAGCCGTGATCGTGGTCACTCCCACCTGACGGGCTTTTAATATAACATTCTTTCTGTGAGAAAGAAATCCTTTAACAATGTCTTCCTGATAAAGATAGAGATCGAAAGGGATCAGACCTTTGGTAGGATGTTGAATTTTGGCGTAATTACGTATAAAATGAACTGGATCTCTGCCGCAATGAATTATTTCCTTAATAAGTTCATTTTTTGATAATTTTGCTGACATGCATTACACTTACTGTTCCAGTAAATCGCAATCCATGCTATATACGCAGCGATCTCTCAAAAGATAACGGCCAACAGGACGCTGGCCATAACCATAACGACTTGATCCAAGCATCCAAGAAGTATCTGATTGGATTCTTGATACCTTGTCAATTGCTTGACTCTCTTGAACCTTTTGTAATTTTAGTGTCTTTTTCGTATATTTCTTAAATCTTTTTTTGATTTCTTTTACAACATTATCAAGAAATATATAGCCATCTCGTTCACTACGAGCAAGACCTTCAACTGTAGTTACCTCATATCTATGATAAATAAGTTCTAAATTATCATTTCCAATAAGCTTTGCAGTTAATCCTTGAGCTTCTTGAGCAGGGCGATTCCAGCCATGCATACTGTTGCCTTCATATTTCAAATCTTCAACAATTTGAATTATTACATCATAAATAGCCTTTTTTCGATCATATTTTTTATCTTCGTAACTTAGAACTTTTGGCATAATTTTCCCCTAAAAACAATAAAACTTAGAAACCTATACCAATATATAGAATTCCTAAAAATGTTATTCTTGTTTTTTGGGAGAAATATTAGCTTTTCTTTAAGTTACGATAATATTCTATATTTATTGTTGGTACATTTCTAGAATCAACATTCAAAGTAAAACATTCCCAACAAAAACCATAGTCTTCAAGATATTGATTATCTACTTCGCCAGTGGGTTTTCCGCAATGGGCGCAAAAAAGATCACGTTTATGTTTGTGAGAGTTCCCTCTTACCTTGGACCAAAATCCAGTTCCGTCGCTACAGGCGACCCATTCATATCCCTTTCTTGGTTCCCGCATCTACTAGCTCCACAGATTTATAGTCCGCCCAAAGAGAAATCTTCACAGGATCTGGACTGGTATAATCTAATTCGCCCATATCAACGTAAGAAATAGACAATCCAATATATTTCCATTCTTCAATGATTGCTCCAACAGGATCTAATAATTGAAGCGTTGCGGTTCTTAATTTTCTTTCTTTAGACCATTGCCAAAATACTTTAGCAGAAGAAGGCTCAATCGGATCATAAACTTGCACAGATAATTGTTTGGCAGAATTTGGTCCCAGCCAAGGTCTATTCGTTTTGCAAACAACAAACGGAGGCAAACCATCAATGTTCAAAATCCATCGAAATTTTCTTTTTGGTTCATAACAAACAGCCGACAATTCTTGAGAGGATAATGTCTTAACAGATTTATCAGATTTTGACTTTGGAACCTGATATACCTTATTTGAAAGCCAAGAACAAACCCTATAAACTACCCTTCCAAACCACCTAAGCAATAAAAATAACTTATATCTCATCCCCAAATTACTCCTTTACCATCACATACTTTGCATGGATATGTATTATTTGCGCTGTCTGTCCATTCCTTTATATCGCCAGCGACCCAAGGAGGTCTACTTACAATCCCTGTACCACTGCACACGGGACATGTGTGTGGCTTTCTTTCCGCAAAAGATGTATAATCCATATAAAATCCTGCTGAATGCCGCCAACATGTCCCAGAGGTACTTTCTAAGCAATCTTTACAATAATAGTCCATTATTTAAAAGGATAATATCCTGCCGAAATTCCATAAAATTTATAAATAGAATCATTATTGTATCCTATCATAACAACTGGACCAATGTAAAACTTATCTACATCGTATGTTAACTTAAGGCTATTCAATATGCGCGGTCCGATAAGAATGTCGGTACCAATAGCTACCTTCTGGTACCATTTTCTATCAAAAAGACTTGGATCAACCTTCAGAGTGACTTTGGACGGGACAATATCTGATGTTCCTGAATCTACATATAATCTGTATGTATCGTCATTGTTTTTAGTAAGAACAAAATTTAGCTTCAAATCTCTAAGCCATTCTAAAGAGACCTCTGCGTATGGTGGATTAGTAAGTGTATGCCCATACACTCTTAGGTAGCTTTCTGTTACGTTGGATAAATTTACTTGTTTTTGCGTGTCAAAATCAACTCTATGACGAATATTGTCACCAGTTCCTTCTGTTGATTCACTAGCATTTGTTAATTTAAAAACTTGATTCTTAAGCTTAAGATTAACCTCAGATAGTGAAAATATTTTTTCATCTCTATCTTTGATTTTTTGTTGAAGTTCACTATTGTCAGATTTTATATCTTCTAATTCAACTCCACGAGCGGAATATACAGTTTCTGTCTCTTTTATCGTGCCCTCTAGTGTGGCTATTTGATTATTTAATGCTTTTTTAACAGACGCATTTTCGTGTCTTTGATACAAATAGAAACCGCCCATCGTAAGCAACCCAAAAAACAAAACAATACTCAAATATTTATACATTTTACTCTCCACTAGGTTTATCGTCATCGGCAGGAAGAATTCCACTCTTCATCTGCTCTATGGATTCGTCAGAACATAATTGATCCTTCTTGTTTCTCCTAACAACGTAGCTCCCAAATGTTGAAGCCAAATAGCCAAGCAAAAGGGTTTCGCTTGGAGCCACTATATCTAGAGACAAATTACGAAAATGAATAGTGTCAAACATAGAAAGCAGAACACTCAAAGAAACAACAATAAATCCGATCATAGCAAAAGTTAAC